ATCATTTAACATATACCCATTAGGGCCAGCAATAACAGGTGTTGGTGGAGTATTTTGGTTAATCGTTAGCATTATGTGGAAAGAGTGGTCGTTGATCGTAACAAACGCTACTCTATTAAGCGTCAATGCTTTTGGATTAATTTATACCTATTATATAATTTAGAGTTACCCCTTAGAGGGTTGTTTCTTCCCACCGTGGTAGTTAAGTGCTACGGTGGGTTTTTTATATCCGATTTCAAAAATTTGATATAAATATATAAACTAATTAAATTAAGAGGTGTATATGGAAACTAGACCAATCTTAATTTTGTTTTTATTCCTAGTTGTTGTTCTTTGCAGCTTCTTATATACTCACTTTGAGGAAAAAAGAAAACAAAATAAAATAGAAAAAAAAGTAAAACACATTACTATGACATTAACTCAAAAAAGGTTAATGTTAGCTCAACAAAGAGCTAGGAGAAAGAAATGGCTATTGCAAAGAAAGTAACGTTACAGTCTTTACAAGCAAAGGCTCCTAAAGTTCCGCCTAGCACTTGTTCTAACATTGATAATCTTATTAGTCTGGTTGAGGATGCTAGAAAGTTGCCTGTAGGAAAGTTAACTAAATTTTGTAAGGGTATGGAGAGATTAAGAACCTCTAATGACCTACTAAGAGATAGTGGTATTTACTGGTACGAGAATTGTAAGGAACTGGTTGCCAAAAAGAAGTAATTATGTTATACTTTAGGTATGAAGAATATAAGAATTATTAAAACCGGCATTAACGTGGCACCTATTCTCCAAGATATAGAAAAATATCCTGAAGATTGGGGTAATGTAGGCCGTATGAAAGGTATCGATAGACAAGACCCTCATACTCGTTTAGTTACATCAGGTGTATTACAATTAGTTATGGGTGGAGTTTCTACTCCAGATGAATTTATAGGTGATACCGAGATTTGTGTTCCTACCGAAGCTACGACTCGACATATTGCAATTCAACAATGGCTAATGGAAAATTCTTTACGACCTGGTCGTTGTGCCTTTTTACGAACACCTGTAGGAGAGATTACAGGTAAACATATAGACAAAGGTAAGTATTACCTAACCAAAGATCGGTATCATTTATCTATCAGTGGCAGGTATCGGTATACTGTTTGGGATAATGGCGATGATGACAGTACCAAAGAGATCATTGATGTGGAACCAGGTACCTTCTTTTGGTTCAATAATAAAAAAAATCATATGGCAGAAAACATAGGACAGGTAGAACGTATAGCCTTTATCTTTGATGTTGCTATATCGAACACCAACCCCTAAATCCTCATAGTATCATTTCCGATTTTCCACCGTTTCCTGAAAAACAAATTCCGTTCCACAATAATGACAATGGGCCGAACACTCACCATTTAAACCTTCCTTTAAGGTGTAATACACCAAAGGGTGTTCACCGTCACCATCACATGAAATAGTAGTCCTATGTACTACCACTGGACCATGGAGCTGGTTCCTGAAGGTTGCTACACCCTTATGTATAAGTCCTCTGTCCTTCATCTGTGTGTGTCCATACGTACTATGTATCCAAGTTATACTGAAAGATAAACGACTTTGGCCTACTCAAAAAATACCAGGAAATTTAAAAGGTCACTGGTAGTAGGAAACGACTTCCAGTTGTCTAAGAAGGATCCAAGGAAATTTTTTCAAGTAAGGCCATCTATAGCGTATAGTAAATGAGTAATTATAGTTTAGCCCCAGCTTCTTCCAGCTTAACGGCCCACCCTCTATGGGTTTAGGTCTATCGTACTACCTCTGTGTATCACTGCACCTGTTGTGTTACTTGTCTTGGCGCCCTCTACGTTTTCTATAATACTACCTGCAACGGCTACTGTGTAATTGCCTCCTACTTTAAGATTGTAATCACCGCCAGCATTCATATTAATCTTACCTGTTACGGTGTTTAGATTAATATCTCCGTTGTCCACTTGTATATTTACATTGGCGTTTGGCCCTATCTGAATATCGTAATGGTTATTGGCCTCACCATTTTTGTTAATGAATACCTTAGAGTGGCCAGATATGGTTACATCCGAATCTCCTTGTATATAATGGCCAGTTGTTCCACTGGTTAAGGTATAATGGCCGCCTTTAATGATTTCTGTTTTAGTTCCGTCGGGGCTTATTTCATAAGAGGTGCCTGTTCGGTGGGCCTCGTAGATTCTTTCGTGGCCAAGGGTATCGTCAAACTCTCGTAGATGGCCTGATTCGCTTTCGTATACGTGATTGTAAGGATAGACGGCCGCATAAGGAATCTCTGGCTGATTCCATAATGTACCATCTGAAGCGGTCGTTATAGTTCCATCTGCGGAAGTAAAGGCATTGGTATCGGCCGTTGGGACGCCAGTAATCCTTGTTGCTTGTCGTAGTAACAGAGGCAAAGACGGAGCTTCCTCTGAATTAACGGCCAGTCTATTCACGTCTGGCTCATTAATATATTTCGGATAAATGCCGCTAGGATCAAAAAAACCTTTAGAACGATTGGCCAACTCTATGGCATAACCAGGTAAACTACCCATTATCACCGGCTCTTGCATAAGTTCGCCATCTCTAAAGAAACCAAACACCCAACTTCCCTCCACTAATCCCGTAGAAGACTGGCCAATGCCAGATATTCCACTGGCCGTAATAGGCAATACACAGAGAGCCCAAGGTAAGTCCGTTGTAGGCAATATAGTTTTATCGGCCGTATGTACACCGACAACCCTTACTTTAACTCGGCCTGTTTTCAAAGGGTCGTTTCGATCCTCGACAACGCCGTTAAACCAGGTAAAGCCGTTTCTCCCTAAAAAGTTTTCGTTCATCTTTTGTTTTCTTTCTTTAGCTCGTTCTTTAATAACACGTCAGCACACGCTATTTCCTACTATTTACCGCAAACTCACGCAAAGGGCCTCCTCACCTATTCCTCTTGGTTATCCCCATAATAAACCCTTGTCTTATTTAACTTTATTAGGTCGCAAGGCTGACTTGATCCTAGAGCAAATCTCTCGTATCAGTTCTTTCCTACCCTTAAAGAAATACGTTAATTGAAGTTCATATAACATATCTGTCAATCTATTCATTGGTGTCCTTCTTTGGTTTCTCACAGTGTCCACAGCATTTGTCCGTTCCACAGTATGGATGGAGCATTCTCGCTATGGCCTCCTTGATGATGTTTATCAGTTTTTTCATTGTTTGTGTTGCCTTACGTTGTCTTATAGTTTATATAGGTTGTCTGTAAATTCTTTTCTCTCATAAGCTCTGGTGATTGGCCAGCTCTCGGAAGCGTCGGAAATATCGGACCTATTTAAAGCTTGTACTTAGACCTCCATAGAGTATTTTATCAAATTCGTATATATCTATAATTCCTTCTTCTATCTTTTCTCTACCAATAAAGGTATCGTTGATTTCTTGTGGATACGGTCTACGTACACTATCTTTATGGCATTCTAATACCATTAGATGTTTTTTGTTAGCCTGATTAATTTGATGTCTTACGGTAGTCACAAGGTATCGGCCGGATAGGTAAATATCATTATCATTTTGTTCACCTGCAACTTTACTTTCATAAGATGGATGTTCATAGGTGATAATATCTCCTGCTTGTATACCTGTAAACCCGTTCACGGTCAAGGTTAATTTAAAGGTCGCAAAGGCGGATCGTTGACTCAATCTTCTTTGAAGTATGTTATGAGGATCCGGTGTTTCTATATTGGAACCATATATGTTTTGAGTATTCGAATGTACATAGATGGTGCCATCAGGATATTCGGATAAACTCTTACCATTTCGGACATACTTTGGCAATATACCTTTTTCTGTTTCTTTACTTCCTGTTCTATCGGTTTCAGTATGAAACATTTTACCATATTCATCTTCGTAGTTAAAATTTTGTTCGGTAATGGTTTTGTAAAACTGGTCGTGGGTAATCAGTTTGTTTGCGTACACACCATTTCGTAAATTCTTTAGTTGGTCAAACTGATCGGATACTTTGTAATCAATGGCAATCTGCATTTCATTTCGTATATCTTTTTCACCTCTGCCATCTGATATATTGGCAGGCTTAGGTCTAAATCTTGCAGCAGCAGGCCTAGCCGTATTACTTTCTACTGCTAACATACTTTCTAAAGACTTGTAATTAAACCCTCTACTTGTTTCATAGAAGTAATAGCCTGCATTATGAAACTTGCTTGATATAGTATTTTTGGATAACTTGTCTATGCAATCAAAAGGTTTATTTCTACCAAATACAAATTTGTTTAATCCAATAGCTGGTTCGTAATAGAAATTCTTATTAGAACCGAGGTAATATGGATTTTTGGTAATGTCTGCGACCATTAGGTCATAAGACGTGTTCATTGCACTTGCAACACTGGCTGTTTCGTTATCAATCATCTCTTTACTGCAAAAATGAATAATATATGCCTGCGACCTTGGGCCGGTTGCCACACGATTGGTAATCTTGTATATGTACATTGGATGTCCTGACTTTTCTGAAAAATCATAACCAAATGGACTTGATGGTGTATAGAGTTTAAATCCTAATCGTTCATTGCCGGTTAAAGGTAATTTACCTACGATATTCTGCGTATCAACAACAAATAAGTTGCCAGAGAGCGTTTTATTGTATATACTTTCGTAAATATTAACTTCTGCGACTAGAGAATCAATACCAATTTTGTCTGGTTCCGAATCATCTGTACCTGAACGGTACGAGATAAGATTTATATCTGTAAGGTAGTATTGACCTGGCCGTGTGAGAACACTCGAGTCAAGAGTATTATATAAACTCATATTATTAATCCGCCATTAGGGTTTCAAATTCTTCTAATAATACAGGCAAGTAAGCTGCATTTAATAATTTGATTTGTCTTTTTTGATCTTGTAATCTTTCTTCATATTCTCTATTCGTAACAGCCGTAGCACCTGCAACTGTACTGTTAACTTCTATTCTATGTGAGTAATCACTCGGGCCTTCACCTGATTGTTTACCACTCAATTGCGTAATCTCATAATGATGTGCGCCACCGTCATTATTAGGGTATTTTTCTTGTAGATAGGTTTCAAATTCGTATGTGCTTAATGGCCAACCGTAATATCTGTCGGTAATATTATTTGTCATTAGAATAACCCAATGATAATAAGGACTGCCAAAATGCTTTTGTGATGTTATTTCAGGCGTTTCTTTTTCAGGTATATCATAGTAGTCATATAAACTAATATCATTTAAAATTTTTGATTTGACTTTTACTCTACGCATTAAATCAGTAACCAATTTTTCGTTACCACTATTGTCTATGTCGTAAGTACCTTTTGGAAAATATGAAAAATACATTAATATCCTTCAGCCATTGTTTTCTTAGTCATTATTTCTGTTTCAGCAAACATCAATGACATTTTAGTATATACAGGTGCAGCTCCTAGTTCATCACCTGGAAAAGTTGTAAACTTAGAATCATCTCCGTGTGATAAATCCATATTCTTTAATACACATTTGCTAATTCTAGGTATGTACATATTTCTTTTATCCAAATACATAAATGTTAATTGAAATTGCGATGGCACAATAAAATCGTTTCTAGCGCCCAACTCGGGGTGCATATGAAATCTTAATAGTTGCATAATTTTTCTACTACTATCTAATTCACCTCTATTCTTTGGCACGAATTCAAAGTTGTAAGTAAATTCTCTCATTGGTACGCCTTTGAATACCATCTCTACATTATTATTAAATGCTCTGCCTGTTACTTTAGACAATGCACCCTTTAAATCTCCTGCGCCAGGTATTAATGATGTTATCATTTGGCCTGCTTCAGCACCTATCTTGGACATTATTTCAGCAGCTCTAGCACCTAAATCGGTAAAGCTTTTTACACCTGCGATATCGCCTAACATTCCTGTTTCCGTACCTTCATGGTTTACCATATAAGTTGTTTTAATTCCTGGTGGTGTATATAAAACTATTGTATCACTAACTCTACTATGCCTCGAACCTAAAACACCTGCGTTGATACCGGATGAAGTGCCTGATATTCTATCTTCGCCATTTGCAAGTTTAGTATTTCTACCTGTCTTAACACCTTTTTGTAGGTTAGTTGCTATACCATCTGCACCTAATTTTTTTAAGCCTGCACTTGCACCTTTTCTTAAATATTGTCCTATGTCACTGCCTATTGTAGATGTTTCTAAAACATCAATAATAATATAATGACCTGTACCTAAATTCATTACATTTTCGGGATAATACACTTGACCATACTCATATGGATTTTGTTTCATATGAGATGTTGCACTTGTATCATTTAACTCTAATGGAGATTTGTTTAATATTTTAGCTGCAGCTGCATTTGTTTGTGTAACATTTTTAGCCTTATTGAACAAATTAGCAGCAAATCCTTGGGCGGCACCGACTTGACCAGATACACTACCTACAAGGTTGCTTAAATTCTGTTGAATTATGTTAGATATTTTTGCCATAAATAGTAATGTTATTTAATAATATTTATAAGTGATATAAGATGAGTTATAAAGGTATTTACAAACCAATCAATCCTAAGAAATATGCTGGGAATCCTGATAGAATAGTATATCGTTCTAATTGGGAAAGACGTGTAATGGTCTACTTGGATAAGAACAAGCAAGTTTCTCTATGGGCAAGCGAAGAAGTAAAAATACCTTATCGTTCACCTATTGATTATAAAATACACCACTACTTTCCAGATTTCATTTTCAAACTAGTTGATGGCAGAAAGTTTATGGTTGAAGTAAAACCATACAAACAGTGCTTTCCACCAAAAGCAACTAAAAGAAAAACAGGTAGATTTATGCGTGAACAGTTAGAATATGTAAAGAATCAAGCTAAATGGTCAGCTGCCAGAGCCTATTGTGAACATAATGGATTAGAATTTAAAATCTTTACAGAAAAGGACATAGGTGTATATAATTAGTATAAATATTAGTAATGACTAGTATTTTAGATCCTCTCGTTAATAGACAAGGCGGAACATTGCGATCAGTAGGTTGGTATCGTAATGCTGTTAATTCTATGTCAGGAAGAGTTACTGCTGGCGGGTTGATGAGAAGTGGCAAATTAACTGGTAAACCAAATGTTGGATTATTAAATATGTTTTTTTATGATCCAAAAACAAAAAAGACTTTACCTCACTATGATACGTTCCCATTAGTATTACCTGTCGAAGCATTCCCAGGTGGATTTATAGGACTAAACTTTCATTATTTAAGACCAGGCACAAGATACAGATTATTAGAGGCACTACAAAGATACGCAACAAATAACAAAATGGATAAAACAACAAGATTAGATATTGGTTGGAATAGAATTAAGAATTTATCAATGGTTAAACCAGCAGTTAAAAAATATCTATATGGTCACGTTAGATCAAACTTTTTAAAAATAGATTTAACAGAAGCTGCTGTAGCAATATTCTTACCAGTTGCACAATTTAAAAAAGGAAAACCATATTAATGGCTATACTTAGGGGCGGAAAAAGAATTGGTGGTTTTGATATTCGTGTGGGTATCCCACGTGATCGTTCATTAGACAACGTACAAAGCGATCCTAGATTAAGACAGAAAGCTGGTGGTAATCCTGAAACGACTATTGGTCGTATGCAATCATACGTCAATGAAGCTGAAGGCTTTGCTCGTAAAGCAAGGTTCTATGTTGAGTATTATTTACCAAGAGGTTCTGGTAGTTTAGCAAGTAATAAAACTGCACCTCAAACTTTAAAAGGTTCTAATTATGACAATGATATTACGATAGATGGCATTAATTTATCAACATCTGAACAAGAAGCACTGAATACATTTCCAGATAATGGCCAAATGCAAGGCATACAATCACAAAATGGTAGACGTGTAAGAGCATTTTGTAGTGGTATTAATATGCCAGCAAGAACACTAGAACATAAAGATATTCAACACCACGGTCCTGTTTTCAAACCTGTTTTTAACTATACTACAGGTGAAGTAACAGCAACATTCTACGCTGATAAATTTTTAAGGGAGAGAACATATTTTGAATTGTGGCAATCAGCTGCGTTCAGTAATGAGTCACACAATTTTAATTTCTATGACAACTATGTATCTGACATTAACATATTTCAACTAGGACAATTTGCTAGCAGAAACGAAAGAGATGATATCACTTATGCTGTTAAACTATTTGAGTGTTATCCTAAAGTAATTAGTGATGTTGATTATAGTTATGATAGCAATAACTTACAAACATTTACAGTAACATTTGCATTTAGAAATTGGGTAAATTACTTCTTAGACAAAGCAGGCAATATAGACTTAGGTTCACCTAACTTTAGAGATGTCACTGTTAAGAGTCAATACGGCGCATTAGGTGGAATTATGAATAAATTACCACCTGAATTAAGAAGAGCTGGTAGAGATGTGTTAGAAGGATTAAAAAGACGAGTACCAATTGGTGGTATTACAGGTGGTAGGGCTTTCCCTCCATTTGGTAATTTACCGCCTTTAAACTTATAATTAATATACAAAGGAGATAATTATGTTACCGAAAGTGGAAGTCCCAACATATGAGTTGACACTACCATCCGAAGACAGGAAAATAAAGTTTAGACCATTTCTTGTTAAAGAAGAAAAAATATTATATATCGCACAGGAAACTGGCGACAATAAAGCAATGATACAAGCTTTAAAAGATGTTGTTAACGCTTGTACATTTGATACATTACAGGTAGACCAATTACCTATATTTGATGTTGAATATATTTTTTTACAACTAAGAGCAAAATCAGTTGCTGAAATTGCCAAGTTTAGAACAATATGTCCAGATGATGGTAAGACTTATGCTGAAGCTGAAGTTGATCTAACTAAAGTAGAGGTTCAAGTTGAAGACAATCATACGAATAAAGTTGTTATTGACGAAAAAAGAAATTTAGGTATAGTGTTGAGATATCCTACATTAAAAAATTATGATTTTGTTAGTTCAAAGATAGTTGATACTACTGAAATGGACAATGTGTTTTCAATATTAATTGATTGCATAGATCATATATGGGAAGGCGATAAGATATACCCAGCGAAAGATAGTTCAAAAGACGAAATAAAAGATTTTGTTGAAAGTTTACCGCAAGAAGCTTTTAGTAAAATTAAAATATTCTTTGATACTATGCCGAAACTAAAACATGAAATTGAAGTTACTAATCCTAAAACTGAAAAGGTTAGTAAAGTGATGTTACAAGGAATATCTGATTTTTTCGGATTAGCCTCTCCCACTCAACGTTAGAGGCCTACTTCGAAACTAATTTTGCATTAATGCAACATCATAAATATTCGTTAACGGAAATTGAAAGAATGTTGCCTTGGGAACGTGACGTTTATATATCATTATTAGTCAATTACATTAAAGAAGAAAAAGAAAAAAAAGATAGAGGGTAAGGTAAAATAATATGTTAAATAACGTAAAGAAAGCAGGAATAGATACGATTAAGATACTATGGGAGTTTTTCTCAGATGAAATGCCAAGAGTTATGTCAAATTGGAGAATGATTCCAAGATTGATGATGGGACTATATTGTTATGCTTTTTATTCAACTATGAATTGGTTTATGGTACTAGAAAATCCTAATAACGCACAAGCAGGGTTTGTGTCAGTTGTTGTTGGAGCTGGTGCTGCCTGGTTTGGCTTATATGTTAATAGTGGCAAAGTAGAAAAAGCACCAAAAAAAACAGAAAATAACATAGGTTAATAAATGGCAGATAACGATTTTTTAGATGACGATTTAAGTTTAGCTGTAGGCAGAACACCAGAACAACAGTATGGTAAATCTAAAGTTGAAACTATAGGTCAAATTAAAGCATTGAGTGAGTCAGCAGGTAAACCTGTTGGTTCTAAAGAGATTGCTATGGTTTTAAAATCATTATCAAATACTATTGTCAATAGAGTTAATCAAATGTCATTAGAAACTACTAAACAATTTTTACCTATTACATCTTCAATACAACAAGTTAATGACTTAATGAAGTCTAGTAAAGAAGAAGACCAAGAAAGAGCATTTGAATTAATTGATAAATTACAATCAAGATTAGGTATTGATTTAGGTAAATATAGTTCAGAAATAGGTACGGCTGTTGAAAAATTATATACTATGAATAGTCAGCGTAAAGAAGATAAAGCTGATTTGAAAAGAATACACACTGAAAAACTTGAACAGTTAAAAACCGAGAGAGAAATATTAAGGGAACGTGGTGTCAATACTATCATCAATGAAAAAGAATTAAAACTTGAATTAAGAACCAAACAACAAGAAAGACAAGAATTAAAAGAAATCAGAATACAGGAAAAAGAATTAAAAAGCAGACAAAAAGATTTACAGTTTGAAAAAAAACAAATTCAAAAGGCAGATGAAGTGGATGCCGACAGAGCAGAAAGATTTATAGCAGACCAAGAAAACTTTACAAAAGATCAATTGAAATTAGAAGAAAGAAAAGAAGTAGCTGGTATACAACCAGGCAATAGGGCTCAAGGTTTCTTATCTTCAACATTTGGTGCAGCTGGAGGAGAATTAAAAAACTTTGGGCTTGAATTAAAACAAATTGGCCAAAGTCTTACTGACACATTCAAAGATTTGCCTGACTTATTAGGTGGATTTACTAAAGGTATTGGCACTGCATTAAAAAATTTCAAATCATTAACTCTAGCTATGTTACCAGCAATACTTTCATTTTTAGTTCTTGCAGCTCCATTTATTGCAATTGGTGTTGCTATTGGAGTGTTATTATATAATTTAAAAGCAATTATAGATTGGTTTAGAGAAAGTGCTTTAGGTAAGTTATTAGGTTTAGGTAAGGGCGATACTAAAAAAGAAGAACAAGATAAAAAAGATGGCACAGGTAAATATCAATCCCTTGATGAAGATTTTGGTAGTGCGTTTGAAGATAATGAAGCTTCTGAAAAGAAAACTAC